AGCGCAGTGCAAGCATTTTGTTTGCTTGCACTGGACCTTTTTTTGTGCTATGTGGAAGACGATGCAGAGATGCTAGAAGCTACGTTTGAAGACTGGAAAGAGATGGCAGAGGACGGCGTGGAAGGCTTTAAGAGCTGGACAGTTTAACAGGAAAAAAGGTGCAGTGCAAGCAAACAAAATGCTTGCACTGCGCTTTTTTTGTGCTAATATAAACACAGTTAAACAACAGCAAGGAACAACACGATGCAGCTTACACAACAGCACGTTACGCGACTGTTGATGCAGTTTAACAACACAATTAACCATCTTGCTAACGAAGCAATGGAACGCCGGCTTTGTGCTGTTGCAATGCCCACTGTAGCGGACTACAGCGATTGCATTACTTGGGTGCTTGAAAATAGCGCAAAGTATAGCACGCTTGAAGCGTTTGCGCAAGCAGCATTGTGCAGTGAGCTTGACACAATGGTGCGCGAAGACATGTGCGAAGCTATTGAAAGTTTAGCAGTGCAGGAAATGCTATTAGAGCAGCTTATACACGGCGGCTGATAGCACAAAAAAAGGTGCAGTGCAAGCAAACAAAATGTTTGCACTGCGCTTTTTTTGTGTTAATATAAACACAGTTAAACAACAGCAGCAAAGTGTAAACAACATGCAACACAACACAGCTTTACAGCTTAACAACGCTAACGTGCACGTTACACAAGCGCAAGTTGTAAACGCGCTTAACAATGCAAGCGTTACGTTTGCACAACTCACATACGTTACAACGCAGCAAACAGCAGCTAAGTTTAAAAACACGCACACGTTGCAAAAAGTTGTAACATGCAACGTGCAGTTGTTTAGCAACATTAACGCTGCGACTAGCGTGTTTAAAAACGCAGTGCAGCGCAACGCTAACGTGCAAAACTTTAACGTGCAAAGCAACTACTTTACACACACAAGTTGTTACAGCATTGTGCAACACAACAAAAACGCGCAGCTTTACTTGTATGCAATTTTTAATAGCGTGCATAGCGTAACGTACTATGTAAACGCGCAAGTTGTAACAAAGCAACAGTACGCGCAATACTTAACTAACAGCGCAGCAGCACAACTACTAAGTGCAGACACTAGCACGCATAACGTGCATAACGACGTTACGCACAACGTAACAGTGCGCACTATTAAGTTGCAAAACGTAGTTGCGTTAAACGTAAACAAGCAGCAGCTTGTAGCAGCAGCGTAGCACGCAGCGCACTAGCACACAACACACAGCAGCGCAAGTGTTTTTTTACTTGCGCTGTTTTTTCTTTTACTTTGTTTCACTTGGGGTCGCATAGTAAAAGTTTTTGCTTGACAAGTAGAGGGAGCGCAAACGCAAGTAAAACTTTTCTCTTGACAAATAAAAAAAATTTCCGAGGGGCGGGGGGCATAGTAAATAATTATGCAACTACTACGCGCAAAGCGCAAACGATCTCTAATATCTCTAATATCTCTAATATCGCGGTGTATGGTGGCAAAACGGCCACCCAGAAAGCAAAAGTACTCCACCTTTTCAAAATTGCGCGCAAGATTTTTTTCCCTTGCGGACCCCCTCGGGCTGTGCTACACTATAGCCATGTATGAAGTACGCTGTGACATAAGAGAGGACACCCGTCTCACTGCACTGGAAGTCAAGGCCATGCATGATACCACCATGCAGTATTGCATGGACCATGGATACGGTTTCCGGGAGACATGGGATGGAATGCTCGCGACCATACCGCCTGGCGGTATGGCACGTTCACTCAGGGTGGTAGCACTGCTACATGGTTGGCACAACGTGACGGTGTCGGCCCAGGAAAAGTAGAGCGCGGCGAGAGCCAACGCTCACGCTGACACCGTCAGCGTCTACGGATACGAGGAGCGACGATCATCATGCCCAAGGTGAGCTTGCGGCCAAGGCGACGGTTATACATACCGGCCAATGGAATGACGGTGCTCGAGAATTCTGATCATCGTTCCAGGGTAGAGCTCTGTGATGCCCTGCGCCGCCGCTTGGACCAATCGAAGTTCAGGATACTCCAGAGCCTTGCGCAGGTCGTCGTTGAGTTCGATAATCCCGCTCAGGAGACGTTCTTGTGGCTCGTCATCAGCGGTATAGACACGCTGGTGGTACAGGAGATGAGCCGTGACTTCTAGCTACAGTTTTGAGGTATACATGGAACCAGAATGGAACTACGGCATGGAAGAGCAGATTGGTTTGCTCGAAGCCTTGTGCGAACGGTTCCAGGAACGCTTGAACACAGGTGGTCCGTGGGAGATTGACCTGCATCCTCCAGAGTATATCAAAGGGCCGCATTCCGCTAAGTGTGACTCAGGAGGGGTTTCGGTCTACACGAAGAACCCGCGTGGGTCTACCGTGTTTTGGATGATTGCTGCTGATCTGATTGATCATCACAGCTTGCGTGTCGTGGATACATACTACGATGGAGAGAGTGTATAAGATAACCGACTTTCCGGTAAACCTTTGCTTTGGTGTGCCGCATGATCGGCATCACTTTGCGTTCCTGCGTGACGACTTTGATCGCATGGATGCACGGATGTTTTGTAACCGGCTTGCTGAGATCCTTCCGTGTGATTGGTACGTAGACTACCTTAAGATTGACAACCTGAACTTGCGCATGGCCTTGTTTGTGTGCATGAGGCGTCCGGAAGATGTGACACGCTTTTGGTTGCTTGCAGGCAGTTGGATACAAACAGAAAGCCTGTACTTGATAAGCGAATGGTCTCAGGATCGGAGCGAAAAGTGAACTCTGTGATACGTGTGGAACCGCACCGTGATGGACCCTTGCCTGTGCCTGAAGGTATGGGGCTTGATGACATGATCCGGATGCAGAACATGATGCTTGCCGGACGGTTGCTTGGGCTTGGCTACATCGCGTTTGCAGAATCAGATCACGTGCGCGTAGAGTTTGACAACCCTGCCGAAGAGTCGATGTTTTGGATGCGTGTGGGCGGCCTGTCTATAACCGAGCATATATAACATGTGCAGACTTATTATCGGCTTGAGTTTGACTCGCCCCTTGATCGTTGGCCTGGCGTGATGGACGCTATGACGCGCGGTGTGGTCGCAGATTTGCGGTCGCGCGGATTATCTGTTGACATGGTAGACCCTCGGTGCATAATCTTCGAACATGAAAGACCTGCAGAGCGTTCTGTGCTATGGATGCACTTGGCTGGGTTGAGCCGATACATACGTTTCCGTGAGGAGTAAAGTGCGTGGTTATGGACCTTGCAAAAATGCTTAACCGCTTACCGCTAGCGCGGTGCGCCGCGAAGCGGCAGGGGTATCGGTGAATGCCGCGTTGGAAATTAACACCCATCCGCCGCAAGCCTCCGCTTCCTGATCTACCGGGACACGAAGCTGGGCAAGCTGATCGCATGGTGCGAGGATTGCTGGCTTACGGAATCGTCAACCAGCTGAATGACCTGGGGGTAGACGCTTGGCTCAAGGGTTCGGTCTGCATCGCTGACACGGACATCAAGCACTTTGATACTTGGGTCACCATCATGCTGTCAGCCCGACCTTGCTGTGAGTTCGAGGTGGAGTTGGAGTGAACATCTGCTTCACGATAGGGGTGCGTGGCGAGCGCAATCTCTCTGAGGCTCCTGGATGGATATCAGATCAAGAGCTCCAGCTGATGATAGCGATCCTGGCCAAGAAGTTGATCAATGACGGCTATGATGCTGCTTTGATTCCGAATGCCATCATAGTGCGTGGAGTGAGCAAGGCTACCGAGACTTACTTGCTGATGCTGATGGGATCCTTGCTAGGTCCTAGGTTTAGGATCAGCGTTAAAGAGACGTCTTTGTAAAGACCTCGTCGCTAGGGGTGTTACAACGCGCTGCAATGCGCCTACAAGCGCGGTAACACAGTTTCTGCTACGTTATGTGTCTCTAGTATCAGCGCCGCTGTATGCGTATTTTATCGTGGTCGCGGCTCATCTTATCGAGGCCTTTTTCAGCCCTGAGCAGATCGATCTGCTCGCCCATGACATCATCAGTCACCTGGCTCTTGGCCATGTAGCTCATGGCAAGGTTGCTGGGATCGATGAAGCGTCGCTCGGCATGGCGCCTTATCTTGGCGCCTTCGTGAAGCTTGAGCTGGTCCAGTTGCTCAAAGCTCATCACTTGTCCAGACTTGATGTAATGGCTTGGATCTTCTGGATGATCGATCATCGTCACTTCCAAGGCATCCAAGTCAAGGGGACACCGCGCGTGATCGAATGGTACACTGCTTCAGCAAGAAGGCCGTGATTGTCGCGAGTCGAGTGGTTGAGCCTTAGGTCCGGATGTGGATGTGAATACCATACCAGTCGATCTGACTGTTAGTGGAACTGTCCGTCGCACCAACGTCCGGCCAGGAACCCTTTTGTAGGAAACGTGTTCTCGAAATCGATGCCCATGGTCCGAGGTGCGAAGAAGGCCGGCAGGACCACCAACCGTATTCCATGTTCCGACATCACTCGGCTCATCTGTGTCAAGAGCGCCTGCTCACTGAGATACCGCATGTAGTCCTTGTCGTCCCACTTGCCACCTGTGATGTAACGCTTGACCAGTTCTGATTGATCACGATTGATGGCATCCTTGCGCCATGTGATGAACAGGAAGTTGGCCATGTCTGGCCGGTCCTCAAGCAACCATTCGCGACCATATTCGGTGAGGTTGACCAGCACTACGTCGCCCGGCTTGATGATGTCTTCGTTGATGTCCCAGAGGAGGTTGCGTACCGTGTAGGTGTTGCTGATGCCCATCACGGCTTCATTGCGATATCCTAGCTTGAGTAGCCTGCTTAGGATCCGCGTCCAGTTCCACGAAACACCCGGGCAGTCAACGACGAAAGAATCTCCGTAAACATGTAGCGTAGCCATTCCTTGTAACCAACCTCCTGCTCTACCAACATGGGCTCTGGCGATCTCCCATACCGTAGTATGTAGTCCGTCTCCTGCTTTGGATTCGTGAAATAGAAATCGTACATGATGCGCGGAGGATCACCTATGAGCTCTATCTCAAGTGTCTGCGTCACGACGATTCCTTTCGCGTTCCTCAGGTAGAGATGTTCTTCATGGCCGAAGGGAAGCAGAGAAGTCTGGTATCTGTCAACAGTCTTGATCAAGCGTGGCATCAGTCGTCATCGTCTCCTAGGGTGTTGAGGAAGTTCCTCAACATGGTTGAGTCCGTTTCGCCTTTGATCTTTGGTGCAGCCGAGCCTTCGTCGGGATCTCGATCATCCTTCTTGGTCGCACCTGAGCGCTTGACCTTATCGATGATGGCTGCACCGACCTTTGAACCAGGAGTGCTGGATGGAGAATCATCCTCGTCCTCGCCAAGGTCTGTGATCCGCAGCGTGTCTACATTATAGCCTAGATCCACTTTTTGTCCAACCCCAGAAGATGAACGAGTCTTCATCAGCTGCAACTGATACCGTCCTCGTTCACGCATCGCACGAGATGTGAAGATACCAAACACGTTGTCAGCAGTCTGGATCTTGGACAAGCCACCTGAGATGTGCGAGTGATCAAACTCGATCTCCTCAACTGCACCTCGGTTCAGCTGCGAAGCTGTCACGAAGATCATGTTGAGTTCCATCGCCAGGTTGCGAAGCTCTTCAGAAACGTACTTGTCCTTGATGAACAAGTTCTCTGGAGAGATCTTCACGCTGATCGGCATCAGCAAGTCCAGGTAGTCCAGCAGGATCACATCAAACCGCTTACCGGTCTTGATCTCAAGTTCCTTGATGTATGCACGGACGTCGTTTGCCGTCTTGCCTGAAGGCATGTACTTGACTTGGAATGATCCTGACTTCTTGCCGATCATCTTGACCTTGAGCTCAACGTCATCGATGTTCTTGAAGATGTCTCTGGATGGAATGTCAGTGAGCATGGAATCGAGACGCATTGACACCAATGCCTCGCTCAGCTCTAGTGTCAAGTAAAGCACGTTGAGTCCGGTGAGGGCCCAGTTCACTCCTAGGTTTGCTAGGAACAAGGACTTACCTGCGCCCGAAGCACCAGCGAAGATGTTCAGCTCTCCTCGATTCATGCCTCCAAACAGCTTGCGATCCAAGCTCGGCCATCCTGTGCTGATCTGGCCATTCTTGTCCTTGATGCTCAGGAGTCGCCCTCGTGGATCCGCAAAGTAATCGGTGCCCATGTCTTTCTGCAAGCCTATCTGCACTGCTTGCTTGATCTTCTCTTCCACTGGACCATATTGACCAGATTCCAACAGGTCCGCAGATTCCATGATAGCACGCTCTAGTGCCTTGTGACGAGTGAACGTCTCGAACTCATCTAGCAACCAATCATAGTGATTCTCTGCGAGTCCGGTGACTGCTCTCAGGTCTGCCGACGTGGTCGAATTGACCATGTCCACCGTAGGCATGATGTTGTATTGGATGACGTAATCGTTTATGAACTTGGCTGCTGGTTGTAGCCGCCTGTCAAACAAGCTGTCGTCAAAGATGTTCTGGCAACGGACGAATGTGACAGCATCGGAGAGCAACATCTCCAGGTAAACCTTCTGAACATCGTATCCGTAATCAGTGTTTTGTCTTGTTGCCATGTTTCTTAATTACCCCAAACACCCTCCAGGCTCACTGGTTTCCTGAACTTCCACAAGACTGAGCCAATGCACGATCCTGGGTCTCCGGGGTTTGGTGGTACGTGGATGCTGTTCCAATCCTCACGAATCCTATCCACTGCTTGGCGATTGAGTGCTCCACCGCCAGCCAGTGCTAGGTTCTTGTTACCTGTGAGTCTTTGTGCCCGAGCCGAAAGGACCATGAGGGCACCTTCAAAGACTTCCTGCGTGGTGGCTGCGATGTCTTTGAGATCTTGTTCTGAGTTCCATTCCGGATGCCACCATTGGCATCCACGGTGTAGGTTCTCCTTCATCATGATATGCGGGGCATGATTCTGGAAGTTGATGATCTCTTCTAGCATCGCTACCAGGATCTCACTCCGTATGTTGCCTCCCATGTCAACAAGCATGTATTCATCACGCTGTGGTACTAGCCCGACGCGCTGAGTCATCGCGGAATAGAAGAGACCAAGGCTGTGTGGATACGACTGTGAATAGACCTTCCGTAGCTTCCATCCAGGCTGCCCTTGCCAGATCGTGAGACACTCAAACTCTCCTATCGAGTCTAGGCAGATGACTGCTGTGTCTGGATCACCCTGCGTGTAATACGCATATGCGGCATGAGAGTTGTGATGCTTCGTGTAGGCGATAGGAGCAGTGATGTTCCATCTCTTTAGATACTTCTTGATGTTGTTCTCTTCCCATAGCCAGCCTTGACCTGCACGCCATTGGCGCAGTGTCTTGAGACAAGGCTTCTCATACCAAACTACTTGGTCTGGAGGTCCTGCAACGGCAAGCGCCGCCTTCACGATTTCATCATTGAGATCTGGATCGTGTTCTATGCCAGAATACTGCTTGCTGAGCCTTGCCCAGAGAGGAACGGCTCGGAAACGATGTGTAAGTCCAGCTGGCCCACATTTCAAGACAGCTAGGCTTGCGTCATGGCTATTGCCAACTATGCCCCATATTATTGCCATGCGTCACCTCACTTATAGATGAAAGGATCACGCTCGCGCATCTCCTTGACACGTTTCTTGTATTCGCGATTTTCTTTCCATGCTCGGTATGGCCACGTGAGCCAATACCAGATAGTTTCTAGAACCATTTCTTCTTCCTCAAACGAATCTTCAGCGGTGATGATTCCGCCGAACCAATTATGGTATGCAGGGTATATAGCCTGCCATATCTTTCTACTGCATCGCCCACGTCATTGACTTCTCTATCCCATTCAGGCATCGATACCATCCATCCTTGCTCGATGGCTTCTTCCACCATCTTCTCTCCGTTAGGATCTCTGTCCGGAATGTAGATGATATCCTTACCAAGGCTATTGATCAATAGTGCCTGCTCGGGCTTGAGCTCAGATCCAAGCAACGCCATTCCATCCATGTGTATGGCATCGATGGATCCTTCCATCAACAGTGCAAATGCCCGACGATAATCCTTCTGTGCATCAAGTCCGTAGACATAGCCGACCTGCTGCTCCGAGATGTACTTGAACTCACTTGTTCCGGTCACATCACGAGAAGTCCATCCTACAACCTTGCCTTCGAAGGTATACGGAATGATCAATCGATTCCTGAACTTGCGATCAGGGCTCCAGTGGAAATCTGCATCTTCCAAGAATAGCCCTCTGGATCGCATGTACTCGGCGATCTTGATGATGTACTTGTTGTCTTCCCCTGACCATTGCTCAAGCGGCTTGGCATCAGGTGGCAGTGCTTTTTCCTCGAACCTAGGTGTGACCACGACCCTCTCCTTTGATTCGATGCCCTCTTTATCTCGCAAGAGCTCAAGAGAGATCTTAGCAATCGTATCGTCTGGTACGCCAATCCATTCAAACAATTGGCGCATACGAAAGCTGAGAGTCCGTCCACGAGTCCAAGATGCCTTGAACCCACAGTTGAAGCAATGATAGGATACGGTGTCTTCCTTCTGGATGACTCCGCCACGCTTCCTCGTGTCTGCTGACTCTCCGTTATAGATGCAACAGACGGAATTGAATGATGTCCATCCAGACGGCGTGGTCTTTCGCTGTGCTGGCAGGTAAGTCATTAAGGTATCGTACACGGTGCTCATGCTATCAGTATAGCATGGCGGACCGTTTGAGTCAACTATATCCTTACGAGGATCTTGGTGATTGTGGAAGGGTCTGATGTGGTCTGGAAGCGTATGAAGCTAAGAACACCATTGAAGTTACTATACGATGGTTCAGTGACATCGTCAACCGTTATTGTGGCGACATCAGCCCACACGGTCTCATTCGTTATCTGATTATCCAATGTACCTTGTACCGTTACGTCTCCAAGGAATGCAGTTGAATAGACTACTGCCGTATGCAATGCCTCATTGCCATTAAGTGCAGGAAATGCGTCGATGGGATCACTTACCCATACACTGGTATCTTGTCCTGTTTCAACGAAACGTGTGACTGATTGGCTTGCTTTCGCTCCTGGGAATGCACGAGCCGAAAGGAAGATGATTCCAGTCGCATCAAACCATTCATTAGCGTAGGTGAGGATCTTCTCTGAGTCCTCGTCGATCATGTAGATGTTATAGGTAAGGTATTGTTGGTTTAGGTTCAGCAGAGAATTCTCGGTGATAGTCACCGAGAACGTACCACGTGTGAGAGAAGAACCATCATCAAGGACCGTACCAGTCAAGTCCAGTACCATGTTCTCGTTCTCGTCAAATGCTATGAACTTCGGTGTGTAGCTCGAGATGTTGACTGGACGTTGGTCCGCGTTCTTGACTTGGAATTGAAGCTTGTTGTCAATTCCTTTGTAAACTTGTAGGTTCCTTTGATACACTGGTCTATACTCCACTGTGAAGCCGGTTTCGTCTAACACAATGACGGTTTTGTTATTGACTAAATATCTCGGCGTTAACTGCATGGATATATTTACCGGATGTTATTGAAAGACATAAGTGAGAACTTCCCCTTCATCAGCGTAGTCACCTATGGTGGCAACGAGTACGTCGGCATCATCTCAAACCAAGATCAATTCGTCACCAACCTCTACAGCTATAACCTCATAAAGAGCGTGGAAGAGAAAAAGCTCTTCCTAGAGTATGGTGACATATGGTGGTGGGAATCAAATCGAATGATACCTATCAACATCTTCTTGCGAAGAGAGATGGAACCATTCCTTTATTGTGTGATGTCGATGAACTCTAAGGATGTACGGGTGATTACCGGTCCAACAGTGAACCTAAGCAACCTCTCGGTAAAGAGAATCAAAAGGAAGTCGGTTCAGTTGGTTCGGAAGCCGAAGTAAGTTCATCACAAAGTAAATTCATGTGTACTATTACAGCAAACGCATAAGAGAACGAATGTGCTTTCTTGAAATAGTAAGATCCGTCAGTGGGCCTTACCCATACCTCTCTGAGTATCTCATTCCAAGACTTGTTTTCTAGATGTCTCTTTGCTGGACGTATGATGGCAAGTACCGCGGCTAACTGTTCTACGTTAGTAGGTTTGAGCTTACGCAAGAGATCCGTGTATCCGCTCACATGGAACAACTGATCAACGAATTCTTGGTGTTGCAACAGATCCCATATGGGTTCACGCATGAGAGAGACGAGATGCTCCTCGTCTCTCACCCCTTCATAGATACCAACATTCAGGCAGTCTAGCTTGAAATATCCTCGATTGTCTGCCGTCTTATAATCAACCGTGGATATGCGATCAATAGGGTTGTGAGGTATCTCTGTGAAGTAAACACCGGTATTGTGTTTCTTCCCATTCTCTAGCTTTGCGATCCTGTGTGGTAACCTTGATAACAGGCGTTCTCTGTCAGCAAAGTCAATGTCAATATCTGTCACTATGCTTTCGCTTTTCTCTTCGCGACCTTGTTCTTCTTCTCTTCGGCACGCTGCCACTTGAGCTTGCCTACTCGATCCTTCATGGTGATGCCCTGAAGGTGATCGAATTCATGCAAGAACACACGAGCGGTATATCCTGTTATCTTGGTCGTGACTTGCTCCATGTTCTCATCATAAAACTCTACTAGGATCTCTTTTGGGCGCTGTACCTTGACGAACATCTTCGGAAATGACAAGCATCCTTCATGGTCGAGGGTCTTCTCTGCCGTATGTTGTAGGACGATAGGATTGATGCAGATCTTGGTGTTTGCCGTGGTATCGCCCATGATGAAGACCTGGGCATCAAGTCCTACTTGGTTAGCTGACAATCCAATGCCTCCGCTTGCGAGCATGATCTCAGCCATCTTGGCTTTGAGTTCTTTTGGATCGAATCCCGGATTCGAGATATCAACTGGTTCAGTCTTCTTCTCAAGAATCTCTGCGGGATATATGACCAGTTCTAGGTCATCTAGGTTCATAGCTTTGCCTCCTTGGCTACATCTTTAACGAGCTGTACGTTATTGGGTTCTCTATTGAAACGTATGGTCCATTTTTTAGGATCGATGACATGGAATACCATCTCAAGTTGTTCATCGTTGAACTTTCGGAGCATCTCCTTGCCGCTCTTACAGTTTAGCATCAACCATGGAGAGATCTTGCCATCTCTGACATCTCTCACTACACGGTTTGGAGAAGCATAATGGAAGTAGTGTCGGAAGTCACTATCGTGTTCTTTCGCCCAACTAACCATGGTATTTATGGACCGTTCTAGTGCTACCGTGACATCCTCTTTCAGTATGTACTCCAAGGCATATTGCTCATACAGCTCGTCCTTGCACCAATGGTCTAGCTTCACTCCGCTAGTTACCACATAATCTACATACTTTTCTGGATAGAGAGGTCTAACATTCGTTAGGTACGATCCAAACTTGACGAATGCGTTGTAATACGGAGACGCACAGAATTCTTCGTACGTCTTCTCCTTGGTCGCGGAACCTACGCTCAGCTTGTAGAAACGCCTGAACGCATAGTATCCCATGCGGACATGTTGTTCGTCTTTCGCAAGCGCTCTCCTCTTCTTTTCACATATGTGACTGAAAAGAGTCTTCTCACGAACGAAACCGCTACCACAGTATTCACACTTGTAGGGTTTATCAGACGGGGATATCTTTTCCTTCGTAACCAAGGTCTGTAGCCAGTTTTCTGATTTCTGCTTTTGTAGATATTGCAGCAAGGAGCTCGACCTCGTCTTCTTTCATGTTCGGATACAACTCGCGCAAGAACTTGACTATCTTGTTGTTGCTGCCGTCCTTGTGCTTGAAGCCGATCCACTTGTGAGTTTCAACCCGGCCAGTGTTTCCTGAAACGCAAAGCAACTGCCATTGTAGCTTTGGGTGTCTAGTGCCGAGGACATTCCAATTCTTGTTATAGTATTCGTTGGTCTTGAAGACCGCAAGCTCGATCCTATCTCGACTGACTCCAACGAGACTGCTGGCATAGCGATTCAACAACCAGAAGTTTACTTCCTTCTTTTCTGTCTCATCCCATTCATCCCATACGCCTCGGGCGCCATAATCTATCGCTACAAGAACTTCGTTGAGTGGTAATTTACGAGCCATGATTACAGTATAGCACCTTTTCTATATTTGTCAAGACTTGTGCTTTTCGTAGTCTGGACCATACTTTGCTGCAAGCTCACGGTCTTCTTCCGGAACTACATTGTAGAACCAATGATCGATTGCTGCCTTAAGGTCAGTGCGGTCCGTGACGTCTGCGACACCGGATGTAGTCTGCTTGCGGAACGGACGGATCTCCTTGACTACTTCATAACCGGCGAGCTTGGTTAGGTCGTCAATAGTATTTTCTGGCTTGAAGAACTTACCAAGCATGAAATCTGATTCTTCCTTGGTCATCTTCTCTTGGCCATTGATTTCCAAGAGTTCGTTTACTGCATCGACCTTCTTTTGCTCTTCTTCGGTATATCCTTGGGCGTTGTACCCATCGTAGAAATCTTCCAACCTAGGAATTTCTACGGATTCTTTCGTTCCATCTTCAAACCGTATCTTCAGGTTACCTTTTAGTTCAAAGTTGGATGGATCAATGCTGACATCTAGATTTATCTTTCTCATTCGTTTTACTTTCAACGACTATGTACTGTGATATCATAGACGACTTCTTCAAAGTCATCTAAGTTCAACATGTTAGGGCCATCTGATGGCGAGTCATCAGGATCTGGATGTACTTCCATGAAGAAGTTCTGGACACCTAATGCTGCCGCGGCCCTTAGCAACCCAGGGACGTATTCTCTGTTACCGCCAGAGCTCATACCGTTACCCCCGGGTTTCTGCACGGCATGCGTGGCATCAAACACGAGCTCGCATGGTAAGTTGTTGAGCATCCAATCCATGCCAGTAAAGTCAACCACCAATGTGTTGTAACCAAACATAGTACCACGTTCCGTGATCCATACTCGATCATGGTCATCGACTTTCGTGAGTATTCCTTGCACATCCCATGGTGCCAAGAATTGTCCTTTCTTGATGTTGATGATCTTACCAGTATCGTGTGCTGCTTTCACCAAGTCAGTCTGTCGGCAAAGGAAAGCAGGAATCTGCAAGACATCAACCAATTCCATGTTGTAGTCTTCCATCTGTCGGATCTCTTCGACGGAATGAACGTCGGTGAGAGTCTTGACTCCGAGCTTCTCCTTGAGGTCGCGGAAAGCGATGAGAGTCTCTTCCATTCCTCGACCACGCACCCCACCGATGGAACTACGATTGGCTTTGTCATAGCTGGCCTTGAAGATATATTCGATATTGTACTTGTCACATACCTCCTTGCATTCGCGAGCGATCGCGAATGATATCTTCATATTCTCATGTTGGCATGGTCCTGCTATGATCCTCATTTGGTTCCTTCAATATGTAAAACAAGTCTAGTGCTTGGTCTAACCTCTTCTTAAGCATTGGATGCTGCTCAGCGAGCTCTATCATCTCTTTCCAAGCAGTAAATTCAAACAATGGTCCTTGCTCTCCGCCACCAATGTACCATCGTGGAATTTCTGGACGATCTCGGTATCTCGCATAAATGCGGTCTTTATCATCTCTTTCGTAGATGAGAGCCTCGTTTGGGATCAGATTACCCACCGGTTTGAGTCCCGATGGTCCTCCTTACTATGTCGTCGTGATTGAACTCTGCCCAATAGAGCTCAAAAGCTACACCATCTTCGAGACCTTCGAATTGATGGAATTTTCCCGGCTTCACCTGAGTGAAATCTCCTGCTTCAAGGATGGTCTCATCTACGAGACCTTCCTGATCAGCATCTTGCCATACACGGACGAGCATCTTACCGGATTCAACATAGAATCCATTCCATTTGTATTGATGAGAATGCTCTGAGCACTTGAAGCCTGCTTTGTATTCGATCCTATGGAATTCAAGAACTCCATTGGCATGTATCAGCTCTGTTGATCCCCAGATCTTTCCTGCTTTGATTGACATTACCTGTATCTCCAATCATGCCATGCCTTGTCTGGCATGGTAGCGATGTTGACCGCATCATCTGTGATGATCTCAGACATGCGTTCACGTATCTCGTTCTCTGGACGAAGTCGTTTATACCAACGCTCTTCTTTGTTCCATTCGGAGATGTAGCCTTCGCGCTTGAGTTGCTCGAAGACGTCATCTAGCGTTTTGTTAACGCGATAGTTTCCCGCTACTATTGACATCATATATCTATCTCTTTACTTCCTACCAGCGTTGAGTCGCGGATATGATCCGGTCTCGCCTTCGATATAATCCAAGTACAGTAGTTCTAGATCCTTGTGTATTGTTGCATTGATTGTAAACTCGTAACCACCAATTGAATGAACGACTTTGATTTCGTCACACTTCTTAGCATAAATGCTAACTTTACCTTCTTTGCAATCTTCATGCAATTCATATCGTATGCGTTCGTCTGTATCATAACCAGAATAATCTGCCATATTGGCAAGACGTCCTAACCGACATTTTGTTCCAGATAACGGTTGATCGGAATACATCTTTTCGATACCAAGAGGGTTACCGGTTTCTCCTACTTTAACCACTTCGTCGCCCGAAACGATCATGTAGACCCAGCTATTATGGTATGCGTACATCACCGAATGATTGATGTTTTGATAAACAAATTTCTTGTTGCGTTTTGTAGCAACATCACAAACCTTTTCAAAACCGTCTCCAAGATAGGAGTTAATGTTTAGTGCTTCGTGTAAACCTTCTGTTGTTGCTGTAGTAAGCATCGGAACCTCATAGTAGTTTGGCGTAGTCGATCAATTCGCTTTGTCGACTAATCTCCTTCACAATGTAGATACACTGTGGATTCTCCTTATCTTCGATAGGCATGGCCATCAGCTGTCCGTTACGCATCTTAGGAAAGTACCATGTGACGTCATTGTAGAAATTGACTACCTCGACCGTCGCAAACTGTGTCATGCCGCTGGTAAGAGGGTTGAAAAGGAAAGCATCAAAACCTCGCAGGTTAAGACTGGTGATCGGTAATATCTCGATATCATTGCCGGTTTCTTTATCACCAAGGGCAATGTGCCAATCAAGAGGTACCATCAGTTCCTTTCCACCTACGTCAATCACGACAGCAGGAGAATTGAATGATTCAAGCAAGATCAGCGGTACGAAGAAGAAATCCGGATTCTTTGGATCCGAGTTATCAAGTACCGCAAATCTCACGTCGTCTTCAATCTCATCAGGTAAGTTATTGAGATTGAAGGTGGTATTCTCAAGTGTCAATATCTTCATGTCATTGCCAATCTAGTTTCTCGATGGCGAATGGATATTGAGCTTCCTTGTAGTATTTCTTGCGCTCGCGTAAGTGCCTCTTCGCGAACTTGCAAGATGATGTTATGTCCCATATCTGAACGAAATCCTTATCTTTTGCTTTGCGGATGCCTCGGCCGATTGACTGGATCACGCGAACAAAAGACTTTCCTGGTTCTACCAGGACCAAGTTAAAGATGCGGGGGATGTTGATACCAACAGCGGCTACACCATAAGTCGCGATGATCACTTTGTGATCGGCAGAATTGACATCGTCGTATTCTTCCTGACGGTCCTTGACTTTCATCTCTCCGTTGATGAAGACAGATCCGTCTATGAGTTCTTCTAATCGTTTGCCTGTCGCGATCCTGTCTACTAGGATTAGTGTATTGCCTGTTTGCCTGATGTTGTTGAATAGTGATGCGAGTTGTTGTATTCGGTCTTCATTCGTCACCAGATACTTGAGTTCTTCTTGATAATTACGGAACTCTTTCATATCAAGCAGCTGAACGATGTTGACCTGTAGGTGAGCTAGTACGCCTTTTTCTTGTAGTTCGTGGGCAGCGATGTTGCCCACGACAGGACCTATTGCCGCTAGGATGCCCTGGAACTCAAAGTCCTCCTTAGGGACGGTGCCAGTCAACCCCCATCGGATCGGGGCATTGCGTAGGTTCTCGGTCAGCAGTTTCGTGAGCACTTCGGCCTTGGCCATATGGCAATTTGATACTACTGCATCGTTTGCAATATAATTATGGTCGTCTTTTATATGTAAATTATATGTCTCGTCTAACTTAGATATTTCTTTTTTACTTTTTAGTTTCACTGTATAACTTCCTTATTTTCTGCTCTGTACTTTTATCAAAATCTTTAAATGTTTGTGGTATTTCTTTTTTCATAAAATATTCTTTATCTGCTATAAAAAATGTATAATTATTGGTATTGCACCATTCATTTGCTGCTGATATCTTTGCTTGCGTTTTCTTATCTTTGGTTAACTCTACGGGCTTTACTTCTGTCACTATTTTAGTATTATGATTTACAAAATCTATAATATAAATGTATTGTTTGCTTTCATAAATGTAAGGTATTCTCAGTGTTTCGTATTCTGCCTTATTGTCAAAGTATTGATATAAAGCTTCCCATGAACTTCTATAATTTTTTGATTTATAAGACGATTGCCAATGACTATTTCTATTGTTAGAGTTTGGAGTGAATTCTCTAGAAAGAATTTTTTCTTTCATTAATTTACTCAAATGTTGCTTTTGTTCTGTTGACATCTTTTTTCCAAACATTCCGTTTTTAGTGCCAGAATTTGAAATACTAATTTTTTTCTTTGTTTCATTAGAGCATGGATTAGAATATGGATAGATTCCTTTTAGACCTTTATTCCATGGCACTCCTGTATTAAGATTTTGTTTTAATATGTTCTTATGTTTTGCTTGACAGCTTATTCCTCCTTGTTTAGAAGTTAACGATCTACACATTGTTTCGGTTTGTAATCTTATAGCTGCCTCTTTCCCATATAATTTATCAAAGTTAGATTTCCAAATGCTATGACCATTCATTACTCGGTTCTTGCATAATCTAACATCTTTTTTTGACGTTAGAATTACTCCATTAGATAATACAATTTCTGTACCTGTAATTTTTGTTGCACGTAATATTTGATTATGTTCCAATAGTATGCTATTAAATTTATTGATATTAAATTTTTTCGCCATAAACACTTCTCCGTTAGTCGTATGTATTTATGTCAATAATCTCTAAATCTGCAGTTAATTGATCAGCTCTGATCCATCCAGCGTTAGTTAAAAATTTGTGATTAGCAGTTACTTTTATTTTTTTACCGTTGTCAAATTTCAATTCAAGCATTTTTTCACTATCGCTGTTAGGAAGATTTTTATGAACTTTAACGATAATATCTTCTTTATATTTTTTTGTTTTTTCGCAGAGATTAATTACTTTATCACCTTCTTTTAAATCTTTAATTGGAATTTTTCCGTTTGGTGTAGAGATGAGAGTATCTCCGTCAAAACATTCATCAACAATAACCGTCTGTATGTCCTCAAGGAATTCAGCAAGTGAGAGTACCTCTTTGCCATCCTTGTTACGCTTGTCGAGCACGTTTAGGCTCTGCCATGTGCAGATGGTATGTGTGCGACCTAGTTCTTTCCGATCACCGAAATATACTCCAACGTCAAGTCCGACATTGATGTAGTCCTTTTCGGTCTGTGTGACTAGGCTCTTGTTTGGTACGATGACCAGAGATCGTCCGATGGGTTCAACGATCTTTGATAGCGTAGCGGTCATGATGGTCTTGCCAGCACCCGTCGCTATCTCTTGTAGTGATTGTGGATTCTGAAGGAAGTTATTGATTACCGCTACTTGGTAATCACGAAGCACGATGGGTTCGCCTTCTCTCTCGTGCCCCTTAGGCCAGTAAGATCCAGCCCAATAGTTCTCATCAATCGTCTCGAGTTCAATCTCAAAATGTTGCCGCTGATCGTTTATCTCATCAACACGGTAACCTTGGTCTTCGAGTATTGGTAGCAATCGTTCTAAGTGATTAAGATATCCGTAACCTCCAAGTCCGAAGTACCCTTTAGTGCCATCCCATCTTCCCAACTTATATTGGGGAGTGTGCCTGGCATAGGGCACTTCGAACTTCATTGCATTTGCCAGCTTGCGCCGGACGTCCGGAGGTAGTCCTTCGAGTTTTATATTGACTTCATCGAATACCGTCAATTTACATGTAGGCATGTTCTCTTTTCAATTTCTCCGTAACTTCTTTCTGCCGACGCCATTGTGTCACATCAGTATCGTAATGTATCACAAGGTCGACTCCGGACATGAAGCCTTCTACTTTTGCTGAGCATCTCGTAGAGCTCAAGAGCACGGCTGCTTCCGGCACCCAGCCAGCCTTCATCAGCGGCTTAGGTAGCTTATTCTTTAGAATATACACGACTTTGGTGTTTTGGTCGACCGGATTATTCATCTTCCGGGACTTTACAAAATCGTTATACTCCTTGCCCACACCTCGATTATCCATGCGATACAGCACTGCGATTTCCGAAGCATCGATAGATTCCGGCAACTCGCTTACGCTATCCTTGAGCTGCTGGAATGCTTTGTCTTCGTCAAGCAAGATCAACAGCGGATAACGCTTCAAGACCAAGAGGGAATCATAGATCTCTTTCTGTGTGAATTCATCAGAGTTGGCCAGGACCGTTTCAAACAAACGGGTCGCCAGTGCGACTGCGATTGGATCTATGTCCTTGAACAGTCTGACTTTTTCCGACACCGGAATGGGTAGCAAGCCAAAGAGCTGCGACCTGTCCGTGTAATGGAGAAGATTTTCGCCGACTGGTTTGCCAAACTTAGATTCTAAGATCTTGACTGCATCAGGATGGAGATTTCTTATCTCTCCATCACAAATGAAGGGCAAGTAGGCCTCTGGGTCAGCTTCGTACTTTACCGCCTCTTCATAGACCTTGATTATCTCCGGATCGATCTCGAAGTTCTTGTCCTTCAGCAAGGACACGATGAGATAGATGTTGCGCTCGGTTGCCGGAAACTGATGCACTTTGGTATCAGCATCATATCGATGACCATCAAGGTTCTTCAGGTCCTCGATCATCTTGACCAGACGACGGTTGAATAGGAATCGGACCTGGACATAGTGCTTGCCATCGGCCTCAACGAGCTTCACCCATCGTGCGCGATTGACTTCGCGGATGCCTAGCTTGGCATGAGAGATAGCCAGCTCGTAGTTGAAACCAAATTCCTCTAGGTAGCCGCGATGCTTCTCAAGGATCTGCTCGAGGACTGCAAGCTGCCGGCTGGTTAGCGCCAACCGCTTCACATGGAGCTGTCGCGAGACCGAGGTAAGGAAGCCGTCATCTTTCTCGTCAATGTTCTTTGACTTTCCGCTAAAGCCCGCGTTGGGATCGCCTGTTAGAGCGAACACCATTTCTTCAACGCAGT